ATGGGGAGTTACTAAAAAGCGATACTGTCACACGGGACACAGGCATCATGTGGAGGAAAAAGAGCATAGCGGCATGACGGTAATTCAGCACCCAACACTAGCCGCTAGGGACGCTTATGCAGCTAGAGGCGGGTGGCTTGCCGAACGTCAGGTGTCTGCAGTAACGTACCATAAAACGTACGGGCAAGTTTCTAAGATTACCGTCATCCCAGAGATGTTGGCGTAGCGCATTAATGAATATAATTAATGGAATTGTCGGTGCTAAACAATTCTTTTATACATTTACAATTGACACTTTAAAAATAACAAGTTAGAGGGTAAAATGATATATAAAGCGCTTTGGGATAAAACGCACTCAAAAACACACATTTTGTGGGTAGCGCTATGACCAATTTTTTTGCTTACGTTCATGCCAAACCAGATGCAATTGATGCGTTTGGTGTATTTTACGTTGGCAAAGGCAAAGACTCTCGTCATAAAGTGTTTCAAAATAGAAATAATTGTCACCAATCAATTGTTAAAAAATATGGTCAAGACCAAATATTGATTGGAAAAATTGATTGCTCTGACGAACATACTGCATTTGAGCTAGAAAAAGGCATTATCAAATGCCTAAAGCGCATGGGCGTCCAATTAGTTAACTTCACCAACGGTGGCGATGGTGCTGCTGGATGGAAACATTCCAATGAAACAAAATTAAAAATTGGCGCTGCAAATGCAATTGCATTAAAAGGTAGAAAATTGCCCGATGCGGTTAAAGCAAAAGTATCCGCCGCTGGTGTTGGTCGTGTTGTGTCGGAAGAAACTCGATTTAAAATCAGTATTGCTCAAAAAGGCGTTCCTCGTAAACGTCATACTGAAGAATGGAAAAGACTAATGTCTGAACGAGTGTCTGGCAAAAATCATCCTTTATACGGAAAGCCAATGTCAGAAGAAACAAAACAAAAAATTCGTGAAACAAAAAAATTACGAGGCAAAAAATGACAACTGTATACCCAGCGTCTACCTCATCTTTTGTTTTAACTTATGACAGTTTAATTGCGTCTATTGAGCAATATCTTGAGCGCAAGGATAATGCTGTTGTTGATCAAATCCCAATTTTTATTTCACTTGCGGAATTCGAAATTGCCCAGCAGATTAAGACGCTTGGTCAGATTGAGGTAGCTCAAGGCACAATGCAGGTGGGCAACCCTATTATCCAGAAGCCTGCACGTTGGCGCAAGACTGTGTCGATGTCAGTCACATCAGGCGGTGAAAAGACACCTGTATTCCTGCGCAAGTATGAGTACCTGACCAACTACAACGCCGAGAGCCCTAACGGATTGCCGCTCTATTACGGTGATTACGACTACGACAACTGGTACGTCGCACCTATCCCTGATCAAGCGTATACCTTTGAGGTGTTGGTGTATCAACGATTGCAGCCTTTGTCTTCGGCAAATCAAACAAATTGGATCACTAATAACGCTCCGAATGCTATGCTATTTGGGGCTTTACTTCAGGCGGTGATCTACCTGAAGGATGATGCCCGTCAGATATTTCAACAAAAATACGACATGGCGATGCAGGCGCTCAAGGCTGAGGATGTTACTCGTGTTGGCGACCGCTCAGCTATCGCTGTGGATTCCTAGAGGCAACCATGACCAACGCATACGTCAACCCAATTACGGGTCAAACAATCAACCCTTCGCAGGTTGGTTACGAATCGCTCACTATCTCTACTAATACTACGCTTGACTGGCCCATCAACGGTACAGATAACCAAAACGTTGTCGCAGCGATCATTCAGGTTGCCGCTACTACGACGATGCTTAATTTGTTGTTGCCATCCGCATTGCAGGTAAGCACAGGTCAGAGCGTACTAATTCAGAACGTCGGCTCAAACACCTTCACCGTTACTGACATCTCTGGCAATACGATCGTATCGATCGCATCTGGCGTCGCACAGTACATCTTCTTGACCAATAACTCTACGAATAATGGCACTTGGTCGACCGTCACGTTTGGCGCTGGAACTTCGTCTGCGAATGCATCTGCGCTTGCTGGATACGGCTTGAATGCAATTGGAACAACGCTAAATCAAACTTATCAAGAGTCTTCTCTGTTTTCCAGCACTGTACTCAATAACACTTACTTGGCTCAATTCCTTGTTTGGTCGGCTGGCGTCGGAACCATAACCCTACCAGTTTCTGGCTCGGTCGGTAACGGATGGTTCGTGATGGTACGTAACGGCGGCTCTGGCACTGTAACCCTGACACCGAGTGGTACAGACACAATTGACACAAATGCCTTGCAACAACTGCAGCCTACAGAGTCGCTAGTAATTGTCTCAAACGGTATCGACGGCTACAGCACCTTTGCCTATGGTCGTAGCAATACGTTTGCTTATACGCAGTTAGCAAAGACTATTACCTCAGGCACATACACTCTTACATCTGTTGAGTACGCTAACGTAGTGCAAGATTATATTGGCACATTGACGGGTAACGTGATTGTTGTTTTGCCTTCTACTGTTCAGATTTATTACCTTAATAACCAGACGACTGGCTCATTCTCGCTAACATTTAAGACATCAGCAGTTGGTGCGGCTACCGTAATCGTCCCTCAAAACCAGACTTTGACTATTATTTGTGATGGGACAAATGTCTACAACGCTTCGAGTGCGGCTGGCGGCGCAATATCGTCTCTTACACTAAGTGCAGGCTCAGCGATTTCGCCGACACTTAACTATTCTGGCAACACGAACACTGGCATGTATCAGCCAGCTACCAATCAGATTGGTTGGACTATCAACGGTACTAACGCAATGACGCTGTCAGCGACGAACCTTGCTGTGCCTGTTGGCATTTCTGGAGGCACGTTCTAGCATGGCAACTAAGGTCATTAGCCTGAACATTAAACCCGGCATCCAACGTGATGGTACGCAGTTTGACGCTCCCGTCTATGTGGACGGAAGGTGGGTGCGCTTTCAGCGTGGTCGCCCACGTAAGATTGGCGGTTACCGTGGCATATTCCAAAATGCTTCTGGTATTAGCCGAGGAATGATCTCGAGCTCAGAGGATGGATTGAATTACGTCTACTCTGGGTGGAGTGACGGCATTCAGGAGTGGGTGACGGATAATGACAACGGCGTGGGATCTGGACCGACCACCATCTCTCTGAGCAGCTTCACGGCGAACGACAACAATCTCTGGCAGATGGATATTGGATTCGATTCTGGCGGATCTGGTAACCAGACGATTGTGGCGCACCCCGGTCAGAACCTTCTAAACATCGACAGTACGGTAGATACGCCCGTGTTGATTGGAGACTTCCCTACAGGTACGATGAGTCAAGTTGGTGTCTTTACCGCAGCAGGCACGATGGTGGTAGGCCCGCCGAGTGTGTTTACAATCAATTCCATAAATGCCTTGATTGCCATCGGTCAGACGGTTTCGGGAACTGGTATTACCGCTGGCACAACAGTAACAAATGTAGTGATTGGCGCAAGCACAACGACCGTCAGTATTTCGACGACCGCTGGGACTGCGGGTGCATTGACGCTCACGTTTAACAACAACATTAGCGTGTCTGGTGGATGTGTGTTGCTTCACCCGTATCTTTTTGTGTACGGCAATAATGGATTGATCAAGAATTGTTCGGCTGGAAACTTTCAAGACTGGGTATCTGCTGACTCAAACGAGAATACGGTATCTGCAGGAAAGATTGTCAAAGGATTGCCAGTGCGAGGCGGTACAACCTCTCCTTCTGGAATTTTCTGGTCGCTTGATTCTGTAATTCGTGTCAGCTATGCCCCACAGACAGTCGGCGCAAGCACGATCTACTGGCGCTACGATATCGTCACGAGCCAGAGCTCGATCCTGTCTTCGTCATCAGTTATTGAGTACGACGGTATCTTTTACTGGTGCGGCGTCGATCGCTTTCTAATGTACAACGGTGTAGTGCAAGAGCTAGGCAATACCATGAACACCAATCACTTTTTTGACAATCTTAATTACGCACAGCGCCAGAAGGTTTGGGCGTCCAAAGTTCCTCGCTGGGGTGAGATCTGGTGGTTTTACCCTCGTGGTAACGCAACCGAGTGTAATGATGCCATTATCTACAACGTGCGTGAGAAAGTTTGGTATGACGCAGGACAGGCTCTTGGGGCTTACCGCTCTGCGGGGGTATTCTCTGAGGTGTTTCGCAAGCCGATCTGGGCTGGTAATGAAGAGAATGATTTTGGTAATTACACGTTATGGCAGCATGAAACAGGCACAAATTTAGTGAATTTAAGTCAACAGAGAGCAATTCAGAGCTACTTTGAGACAGACAGCCTCGGATGGGTGAATGGCGGTCCGAACCAAAACGATCCGATCGGCATGAACAACTGGATCAGGCTTGAGCGTGTAGAGCCTGACTTTGTGCAGTCTGAAGACATGAATTTGTACGTCACAGGCAAGGGCTATGCGTCAGATGTAGATGTGGTGACAGGTCCGTACACGTACTCTCCTACCACGCTAAAGATCGATTTGCGGGAGCAGCGCCGTGAGATGCGTCTACGGTTCGAGAGCAATGTTGAAAATGGTAATTATGAGTGTGGACTGAACTTGTTATCTGCAGATGTGGGTGACGTTAGAAGTACAGGTAATCCGTAATGACTACCTACGATCCCAGAGGGCAGACATGGGACTCTTGGTGTGCGCTGATGGCTGAGCTATTTGCGAAACAAGAATTAGGTACGCTGCCAGAAGATCGGTGGAAAGAATGGGGTAATGCGATGGCAGGGATTGGTTACTTTATGAGTTCTGGAGTTCCTGACACTCGTGCATTTGAGCGGTGGGAAGATTGGGCGGCGTCGCTCGTTGGGATTATGGATATTGAGCCATGAAATATAAGCACGACAGGATGTTGCCAGCCGACGCATTTAAGGTGCGTGGTAGTGTCATTGGCGGTCGTGGGATGCGTTTGCATGGTGACTCTGATGATTGGTGGAGCCAGTCAACGCAAGATCAACAAGACGGGTACTATCAACATAACGGTGATAGCAACGGTTATTTTGTACCTACTTTTTTTACTATGCCTACAGCTTCATCATATCCAACAACCCAACCTACAAATAATTACTCTAATGAAATTTCAAACTTTTATCGTGATGTTCTTGGCAGAGATCCAGATCAAGCTGGTCTTGACTATTGGACTTCCGAGGCACAACGTGGTGTAAGTTTAGACAGTATTAAAAATAATTTCCAACTTAGCTCTGAATATCAAAACAGGCAAGCTCCTGTCACTTCTACATCACCACTTACATCTGCCGCCACTGCTACGAACCCGTATTACGTAGATACGATCATGACAGGCGGCGGCGGCGGCAATGATCCGACGTATGAGACTGTGCTCGTCACGCCCGATGGAAACATTTCTATTGTTCAGAATGAGTATGGTGAGTACGTTGCAAATGTGCCGGGTATGTCTAACGGCGACGTTACAGGCGCAGGATCTGCTGACACGACAGGCGCTTCAATTAACATAGATGAATTGGCAGATTTAAATAAGGCTGCGTTAGAAAAAGCATTTGGAACTGGATTTGGTCAGGCTGCGGGGTATGCTTACTCCCTAAAAAATTCTGAAGGCGACGACTACCAAAGGTACGACGCTCAGGGTAATTTGACGGAGTACCTAGATCAGCACGGTCAGTGGCAGAAAGCTAGTGATGTCACCCCCACGGGGACAGTGTTTAACCCAAAGACTGGGGGTTTTGAGACGCTCTATTCGGTCAATGGCAGCCAAGGACTTACAGGCGAGTGGGTTCCCGGTATGTCCGTCTACCACGAAGACCAAGGCGGATTCCTCGGTGAGGGAGCAGGCGCAAGGCTTGCAGGCTTAGGTCTTGCGGCGCTGTCTGCGGGTGTGGCGGGCGGGGCTTTCGCTGGTCTTGGTCTAGGTGCAACTGGCGCTGCGGCAGCAGCAAACCCAATACTGACAGCGGTTACTCAGGGCGCTTTAATGAGTGGGGCTTCGACTGGACTGCAAGGCGGATCCTACAGCGATATTTTGAAATCTTCGCTAATTGGCGGCATCTCGGCGGGAATAACACCCGCTATTAAGGGACTTGATCTAGGTACTGTCGGTAATATTGCTGCAAAAACAGGCGTACAGGCTGGACTTGCTGCTATTACTGGTGGCGACGTTGGGCAGGCAGTGATCTCTGGGCTTATTAACAGCGCTTTGCCTGTTGCTCTGTCAGAGGCGCTTCCAGAAGACGCAATGAAAACGTTTAACAGTCTTCCTGATCCCGTCAAGAAGGTAG